TGTTTTTAATTGATGATACGAAAGATCCTGACGGAACTAATGACCACGGAGCTACTAAGCAAGATCTTAACCCAAAGCACATCAAGTGGAAAGGAGCTATTGAATCTTTGGCCAATGGAACGGTAAAAATTGAGCAGATTAAGAAAGTGTATAATTTAACTATTGATAACGAAAAACTATTAACAAATGGAATTTAAAATAAGAGCTTCTGGAGTTAGTCAGATTATGACTAATTCCAGGTCTAAGTCAGAGCCTTTAGGAGAAACTTGCAAGACCTTTTTAGAGGATTGGTACAAAGAACAGATTTACGGATTCAGAAAAGAGATTAAATCAAAGTATTTGACCAAGGGATTAATGATGGAAGATACTGCAATAGAATTTTACTCAGTAGCTAAGGATATTGATTTTATGATTAAGAATATAGATCATTATTCAGATGAATTCATGCAAGGGACTCCAGACTTAATCCATGATGGGATAGTATACGATTTTAAAACCTCATGGGATGCTTATACATTCCCGTTATTTGATTCAGAGCCTAGCAAGCCATATTGGATGCAGTTACAAGTTTACATGCACCTAACAGGCGTTAAAAAGGCTAGATTGGTTTATACCTTACAAGATACTCCTGACTTCCTGACTTATGAAGAACCAATTAGCTATGATGCAGTTGATTTAAAGTACCGAATCAAAGAGTTTGAAATTGATTATGATCCTGAATTTATCGAAACCGTCAAAGAACGGGTTTTATTATGCCGTGATTACCTTAAAAAATTAGCAATATGACTAGAAAAGAACAGATCATAGACCTATTTAAATCTGGAAAGACCAAACCTGAAATATGGGAGATGCTAGGTTGCACTAACTGGACGGTAATAAATGTAATCAGAAATGCTAAATTAGAGCCTCCAAAGTATAAACTAAATAATCGCATGTTGAACCAAGAACAGATTAACCGAATTAAAGTTTTGATTCAGTTCAACAATGGATCTGACTCTGATTATACTAATTCAGAAATTGCAGATGATTTGAAAGTATCTATTCAACATGTTAACGATGCAATTGCATTAATTAATTATGAAAAGCGAAGAGATCGAAAGGATAATTGAATACTGGAAGCAGGATATTCCACTATCAGTAATTGCCCGTAAAATGGGTTTAAAATACGGCCAAGTTTGGTATCAACTAAAGAAATTAGCTTTGGTTGGGTGATTAATTTTGGTTGACATAGGTTGACAAGGTGTAAACCTAAGTGTAAACCTAATTTTAGGCTATTTATTGCTCATACGTTCAATCAAGTTACATTTTATCAAAAAGGTTTACAGGTTTACACTAATTTTGAAATAAAATATTTTTTACTACTCTAATTTATTTAGATATTAAAAAAGGTGTAAACCTGTAAACCAAAACCCATGAAAACCATGTTTAAATCAAATCAAGCAAGTTTTTAGGCTTAAAATTGGTTTACACTTAAGTTTACACTACTGTAAACCTTGTCAACCTATTTTTATTTATTATTGAATATTTTATTTATAAATATATAATCTATATATTAGATTTATGAAGGAAAAAGCACTGGTTTTAATAGGTTTACACTCTAGGAAGTGGTTATCTGAGGAAATGGGATTAAACCCTATAACTATAGATAAAAGGATAGCTAATGGAGGGTGGAAATTATCGGAAATATCAAGGTTAAAGGAGCTTTACGAACAGGAAAAAAACAACCTATGAACGTAACACTAGGAAGGGCAATTAACCTGCTAAATACAGGGTATTCTGTTATGCCAATATCCAACGGGAAAGTTCCGTTGATTAAGTGGAAGGAATACCAGACTAAAAGCATTAGCCCTAATGAATTGCAGGGATATGAATCTAAGGCTAAAGGTTTTGGTATCATTACTGGGTTCTGGGATGTGGAATGTATTGATATTGATCTAAAGGTATTTCCAACTCTAGAAGAAGGTCGAAGGTTTTGGGATGAATTCAAGGGATTTATTGAGGATCACATTGATGATTTTGATAGAAAGTTTGTAGTTTATAAGACTATAAACTCAGGCTATCACATCATTTATAGGTCTAAAAAGATTGAAGGAAATAAAAAACTAGCTATCCTTAAAGGGCATACCGAGGCACTTATAGAGACTAGAGGAATAGGAGGTTATATTTACATTTACGATAACCAAATAGGATATCTAGGGTATGAGGATATTCAGGAAATAAGCGTACACGAAAGAGATACACTAATTGGTCTTTGCAAGTATTTCAATTATGAGGAAAAGCAGGATGAAGAAATTAAGGCTATCCAAACTGAAAATGAAGGGCTAACTCCTTGGGATGATTACAATCGAAGGAATACAGTTTTAGATATTATTCAAGGTGAATTCATAGCGGTTAAGCATTTATCCGATCGGATAGTATTACGTAAAGAAGGTAGTAAAGACCCTTTACACGGCTTTATTTACAAAGATTCAGGGTTATGCTATCTGTTTACAACGGCAACTATTTACCCACATGAGAAAGCATTAAGTCCTTTTTCTGTTTACGCTTGGAAATTCTTTGGAGGTAATTTTTCGGAGGCTTCCAAAGAGATTTATAAGCAAGGATATGGAGAAAGGAAGGTTAAAAAGTTAGAAGTAGAACGGCCTGAAATTTCAAAGGATGAATTAATATTTCCAATTGATGTATTTCCGGATGATATTCAGACCTACATCATACAGAATCAAAAAACACTTAATCATTCTATTGATTACATGGGAGCTAGTTTTCTTTGGCTGCTAGCTTTAAGTATTGGTAACTCATGCAAGGTTGAGGTTAAGGTAGGTTGGAGGGAATCTGCTAATATTTGGCTTGGGTTAATTGGTAAGGCTGGACTAGGAAAGACACCTTCCATTAACGCAATGATATTTCCGATAAAAAAAAGGAATGCGTTTGAAGTAAAACAATATCAAAAGGATTACAAGAAATGGAAGGATTACGAAAAGTTAACCACTAAAGAAAAAAAAGACTTTGAAGAAGTTAAAGAACCTTCTAGAAAGCAATTCATAGTCAATGATGTAACTATTGAGGCACTTGCAGACCTTCATGAGGAAAACGATAATGGAGTAGCTGTATTTAAAGATGAATTGAACGGATGGCTAAAGGATATGAATAAATATAAACCTGGATCAGATCTGGAGTTCTGGTTATCCTGTTGGAGTGGTGAACCTGCTACATTAACCCGAAAGACTGCTAAAAGTAGCTTTGTAGAAATGCCATTAATACCAGTTTTAGGAGGCGTTCAGCCTGCTATATTTAGTCAGATTTCAACCTCTGAAAATAAGGATAACGGTTTTTTAGATCGGTTATTATTGTCTTTTCCAGATAAGGAAATAGAACATTACAACCGTAATTCATTGAATCAGGAAGTATTAGATTGGTATGAAGGTTATACAAGTAATTTCTACGACCAAATGAGGAAAACGGTATTGAATTACAAATTTGATATGATTGATCCTAAGATAGTTTTCTTTTCTGATAAAGCTGATTTGGAATGGGAAAGGATATTTAATAACTTATCAGATATGCAGAATTCCGATTCAGTTAATGAATATGTGAAATCCATGTTATCTAAACAGAAAAGTTATGTCCCTAGATTAGCCTTAATTTTACATTGCTTAGAATGCTATACCTACGGAAAGAATGTAGGATGGATTGAGAAAGAAACGATTTTAAGAGCTGAAAAGCTATCTAATTATTTCATCGCTATGAGTAAAAAGATTAAGATAAATATGATTGAATCTAGCGAGTTAAAGGATATTGTAAGAGATATGAAAGGACAAGGCAATCATGAGATTATACAGACTATTTATGCATCTAATCCAGATTTTAATAGAAGTGAATTAGCAGAATTATTAAACATATCAAGACAGGCCATTCATAAACACTTAAAGAAATGAATGAACTACTAGACGAAGTAACCGAAATACCATTTACAGTTTTCTGGGATAAGTACCTGGAAAAAGGAGGTATAAACTTTTGGCAAACTAGATCAAATGCAGTTTGGTGGATGCTGAATGAAAAACAAAGAAAACAGGCGTTTATAGATGTCTGCAAAACAGGAACAAAAGATCCTGCATACGAATACTTAAAAAAATACTATGAAGGCACTAGATAAACTCAAAGAGCTACACTTAGCGAAGCAAATTAAAGACTATCCAAATTATCCAGTTAATTACATTGGACCTTACAAGCATAAGCCTAATAGCACCAACGGACTGACAAGGTGCGTTGAGGACTTCATCAATCTATCAGGTTATTTTTGCGAGCGAACAGGAAACGAAGGACGG